TATTTGTACCCCTACAAAGGACCTTTAGAACCATTTGACTATATTGCTCAGTTTAGACCTTTGAAACCGCCTGAGGGTATTGATATTGAAGAATACAAGCGAACACAAGCCCCCTACTGCCTGAGTGGCAAGGTCACAGCAGAGAAAAACGGTAGCTATAAGCGCAATAATGCTAGTTTAGTTTATCGCGATTTGATTTTTCTTGACTATGACGAGATAGAAACAGGCGTCAACCTACCTAAAATCGTTTCTCAGACGCTTTGGGAGTATAGTTATATTATTTATCCAACGATTAAACACACCCCCGAGAAGCCCCGTTATCGCCTTGTCTTGAAGCCCAGTGACGTAATGACTGAAGCAACTTATCAACAAGTGGTCAAGGAGATAGCCGATAAGATTGGACTGCCTTTTGATTTAGCTAGTCTTACCTGGTCGCAATTACAAGGCTTACCTGTTACAACAGGCGACCCAGAGGACTATCAGCGCTATGTGAACCGTGGTCTTGATTATCCTGTTCCTAAAAATGGTAGCACGCCAAACAGACAAGTTGTTACTACTTACACGCCACGCCCTAGAAGTCAGCGTTCTATTACCATGAGGGTCATAGATACCTTGTTTAATGGTTTTGGAGACGAAGGCGGACGCAACGTGGCCTTAACTAAGTTTGTTGGCTTGCTATTTAATAAATGGGTGGATTGTGATTTAGAGACGGCTTATGAGCTGGTACAAATAGCTAATAGTGTGACGGCAAAACCACTACCCATTGATGAGATAGACAAAACCTTTAGAAGTATACTCGATACAGAACTAAGAAAGAGAGGAATACAGCCATAGACAAAGAAGAATTGAAAGACTATCAAAATAAACTATCACAAGCCACTCAACCTGCTTTTGCTCCGGCTTTCAGGACACGAAAAGGCAGAGGAGACAAAGAATATGTCATTAGTAGCCCCTACAATGTCGGTAAGGTTTTTGAATTCTACGAAAATATCTTCACAGGTATTAAATACAACGAATTTGAAAAAACTATTGAAATCACTAAAGCAGTTCCTTGGTCTAAAGAAAAAGGGCTATGGACGAACGAGCAGACCAGCCTTTGTATTGCATTCATTGATGAAAAATATCGGTTTACCCCTCGTAAAGAACATATAGAGGTAGCTATTACCGCTTTAGCTAAAAAGAACACTTATCACCCCATTAAACAGCGTATTGAAAGTCAAAAATGGGATGGTAAAGCTAGAGGAGAACGCTACTTTATTGATCTATTAGGCTGTGCTGATAATTCCTATAATAGAGAAATTGCCAAAGTATGGCTAACAGGTCTCATGGCTAGAATTTATCTCCGTAAAGTAAAGTTTGAAGTTGTTCCTATTCTCATTGATAAAAGACAAGGAACTGGGAAAAGCACCGTTACTAAGCGACTACTCCCTAGCTACCACACTGATTCAGAAATCAAGTTTGGTAAAAATGATAGTGATTATCAGAAGATACAAGCCAATGCCATTATTGAGCTAGGGGAGCTAAAAGGCATGTCAAAGGCAGAAATTGAAACAGTTAAAAGCTTCATTTCCTCAGATAGTGATACTTATCGTGAACCTTATGAACGTAAAGCCACTCCTCATCCAAGGCACTGTGTCTTTATCGGAACAGCTAATAAAAAATCTTTTCTTAAGGATAGTGGAACAGAAAGACGCTTTTTCCCTATTGAATGTGGTATCAATGACGTGAAAAAACATCCTATGGAGGTGGAAGAAGATTATTTCTTACAGGTACTCGCTGAAGCCAAAGTATGGTTTAACAATTATGAACCACTAACGCCATCTAAAGAGTTAATGAATCAGTTAGCAGACATTCAAGAAGATTATAAGGTTGAAGACGTCGACAAAGAAATTATCGATCAATTACTGAATGAGTTTCAAATTGTTGAAGGTTGGGATAGCTTATCACAGTATGAACAACGGCAATACATCCTCAAACAGCTAGGAGAGCCGTTAGATAATGCTCAAAGCTATAGTGACTACCCTTCCGCACAGACAGATTGCTTACTCCAAGTGACAAGTCCTAACCATATCGCTTATCTAGGATTTAACCAAAAACCAACGCAAGGTGGTAAGGCCCTTATTTCTCAAAAAATACGTGATTACTTAGATAATGATGACGGCTGGAAAAAAGGAGAGAATCCCGCAAGAAAAAGACTATTTAAAGGTGGAACTCCCGTACCTTACTATGAACGAGTTTAAAAACTACACTAATGCTACATAAAAACTACACGTAATGACACAAGCTAAAACCTTGGTATTATAGGCTTTATACTCTATTGTAGTATTAGTAGTATTTAATATTATAGATAATAATATTTATAACTAATAGTGCGCGTGCAAAAAAAGAAAGTCTTTTGCTCAAATTAATGCTACTAAAAGCACAAAGTGCCCAACCCCCTTGATACCACTGGCTTTATCCCTGTGCTTTTTGCTGTGCTATTTGATTTTTAAAAAAACAAAAAGCACACATTTTAGAGAGAAAAGAGGGACATATGAATCCTAACTATACAAATCATGGCGTAAAGAAAATGCGTTACAATTATGATGATTTGCCAAACGACCAACTATACCGATTGGAACTTCCTAATGGTCAATGCGGTTATGACTTTATCACCAAAATTAATTTCAACACAAAGTCTAGACCGGGTGATTGTGATTTTACCAGACCAGAACTAACACGACGTGGTTACCAATGGGTCTTTGACTGTGGCTTTGCGATACCTGTTGAGAAAGGAGCTAAAACATGAAAATCAAACTATTTTATCAAAAACACAATGAATCACTAGATGATTTTGAATATCGGGTCAATCTCTTTACCCTATCGGTATCTGTGATAGACATTAAATTCCAAGAAGCCACTTATGGCAATTATGAAGATATGGGTACCACAACTTCTTTATTGGTCTTGTACAGGTAACTGATATGAAACTAAAATTACACACACGAGGTGGCAACACCATCACCATACAAGGAGACCGCACCCTTTATAATGAGTTGGTCAAATATCTTTTATCTGGCCAACAACCAAACTGGGTAGCGTGTCCTTCTGCCATTATCAATTTATCAGACATTATAGCAATCACAAAGGAGAAATAACATGAGAACATTTTCAGACACACCAAAAACATTCACATTCCACTACACTTTTAAAGACTTTGACACCGCTCAGGTAGCTTGCCATGCCATTCTAGGGTATATGACTGGGACTTATAAGCAACCAGTGATTGATGCCACCTATCACAATGATGACCAAGGTGGTCATGCCAATCAGTTAGTCTTAGAATATGTTGAAGACAGAAAGTTAAATAAAGTCTTCAAACGTATCTGTGACAGTTTCAAGGACTATTACAACCAATCTGAAGATATGACGGATGAAGAACTTGACGACCTGGCTCAAGAAAACGAATTAATCAAGGAAGTCGAAGAACCTGATCATCAGCGCGTGGTTCCTTTATTTGAGATTACTCAAGAGGAAGCTAATGAACAAGACACACTCATGGCTTTCATCTCAGACCATGACCAACTAGCTGAACATCTCTCTATGAATTATCAGGAGATGAGCCAAGACGATTTAGGAGCTATCCTTGAAACTATCAGTCAAGCCTTTAACCATTTGTATGATATGGTTGTTGAAGGTCAGTTACTCGTTAAATAAACAATCAGAGGGATTTCCCTCTTTTTGTCGTTTTATCAATAGTTTTGGGTTGTTTGAGTTTTAAGGAGAAAGAATGTTAGAACTATCTATTGAGAGTATTATTAAACCGATGAAGAAATATGACAAGACAAAGATTACAGGAACAATGGATAACCAACCTATCCGCATAGACCTAGATAATTTGGTTATTCATTATAACCATCAAAACTTATTACTTGAAACGATACCAGGAACTTATGGTGGTAAACGCTACTTCTTCTTGTGTCCTAAATGTGAGAGACGTTGTCGGAAACTGTTTAAAATTTACAATATCTTTGCCTGTGGTTCTTGTCAGAAAGTTCATCAAGCCACACTCAATCGAAGCAAGACAGACTGTTGCTACTACTGGCGATTAGCCTTTAAAGAGTG